AAGGCCATCTCGACGCTTCGGATACCTTGCAGCGTTTTCTTTGAGAGATTGCCCTTGCTCTTACGTTTATTGTTCGGATTCAAGCAGCCCTCTTTGTAGGCACGGTTCAGGACGTCTTGCAGCATACCGGCGCTCAGATCGCCGATACGGCGAACGCCGATGACCGGCAGTATGTAGTTCCGGCCAAACTTCTCGACCTGCTCCACATAGCTGCTGCCTGCTGTGGCCTTTACCGAGATAAGGAAATCTTCCCACAGCTCAGAGCAGCGCTTTGTAGTGTTACTGATGCCATCATCCAGCCAGGCGTCTGCCTTGCGGTTTGCCTCTCGCTGGCCGGTGCGTCCCGGCTTTGCGCTGGTGAAGGTCCGGCGCACGCCGTCCTTCTGTACTTTAATCTGCCAGCGCTGCTGCTTTTCCAGCCAAACGGCGGTATTGACTCGCTTTCCCATAAAAATACACCTCCGTATGGGTACACTTTGACAAGCCTGCCCGGAGGTGGTACAATACAGTTGTCTAGGCTGGTATTGTTCCTCGTGAGCAAGCCATTCTTCAAACTCCTCCGGTGTTGGTAGCACCGGGGGAGTTTTTTATATATTCAATTAACAAGACGGTTGACTCAGTTGTTTTTACGATAGGTGACCTCAAGTCCAGTGTTGGGAGAGTAAGTCCATGTGACTGTCAGACGGTCAAAAGACTCCTTCTGACGGCCATCCAGCGCTTTTGTGCTGACCATCTCCTCATAAAGCCAGTCCGGCAGGCCATAAATTTGGTTTGCGAGTTTGATTTCTCTCAAAACAACATCCGTGAAAAGAAAACTATCCTTAAAATTATACGGATTCGTATCGAACGTGATATAAGAACCGTCATTCGCAACGGTAAGTGCGCTGTCATCAAAGACATCATAGATAGTCTGAAAGTCAAGGGAATCCGCATTTGCTTTCAGCACAGGCACGAGCAACTCATCCAGCAAGGTGGAGACCTTCTTGCCTTTCTCATCAAACGTAATCTGCGTGCGAATCTTGATAACCGGAGAGCCATCATCTGCCGCACGCTGATAGGCACCATTCAGTGTAAGGCTCTGGCCCGCAAACGTAGCTCTGTAATACTCGTACAGATTTTCTTTGACCGCCGCATAGAAGCGCTGGCCTTCCGCAGACACGACAGAGAAACACTTATAATTCACGTCCTTGTCTGTATAAGTATAGAAGTAGTCGAAATCTGTCTGGCCGGAAAACTCCACATCCCGCCCCACTTTGTACTCGGTGTCGGCAAACACCGTCACTGCACACGCAAGGCACAGCACCACGGTCAGCATCAAAGAGACAATCTTTTTCATGGTTTTCCCTCCTCATTGTAAAAAGCTCAATTTTCGTTCGATTTTTGCTCAATTATTTGTTCTTGCGCGAAACACCGCTTGGTTGTATAATATAGGCAAATAAAACAACGTGTTGTGGGAGGCAAGCAGACAATGACACGTCAAGACTACATCGATGCTATTATGCGACTGCTTGAGAAAGCGGATTTTCGCAAACTGCGGCTTGTGTGGATATACGCAAGCCGCCTGATCAGCTGACATATCGCATCCTTTGAGCGCCTACGGGTGCTCTTTTTTTTGCGTCAATTTTTCGGCCATGTGTTCCAGCAGCTTCCAATCGGCGGGGCTGAGG